TGGTTGGGTGGCTGTCGCGCTGGTAGGGAGTTCTTGCAAAAAATTTCCCAGTGAATCCGCGACCACCCGCGCCACCAGTTGCAGCATCACAAACAGGTCAATGTCGTCGAATGCCATACTGCCCTGCTGGCACACCTGCACCCATCCTTTGCCATGCTGACGCGCCACCACCTGTAGACAGGGAAACAGGATCGCATCAACATCAGCATCGCTGAGGCCGGAAACGGCGTTTGCAATCTTGGGCAGGATGCTTTCCAGCGCGCCCTCAGTATCCTTAGCGCTGAGTCGTGACTGAATATTGCGGAAGTCAGAGACCATGCCCGCCAACACCGGCAGGAGCTTACGGGAGACCTTAAGCTGCTCAAAGACACTGAGTTTGCCGATACGGTACTGCTGATCCTTTATGGTGATTTCCATGAATTAAAACTCCCCAAGCAGCGTGTCGATTTTCCCGGCGTCGAAGACCCATGCAACTGTGCCGCCATCTTTCGCGTTGGCGAAATCAGGCTGTTTCTGGAATGCGCAGGCACGCGCTGTAGAAATGTCTCCGGAAGCACTGTTGCGGATCACGAAGACATTATTCCCCCACAGAGCTGACGACTGGCTCTGCGCGTTGTACGCCAGCGACAGCTTTTTGTTTGTCGGTGATGTCTTCAACAAAGTGACCGTGACGGTGCCGCTCTTCCCGGCGTGCAGGCTGTGCATCACCTCGCCGTCAGCGCCGATCGTCATGGTGTTTTTGTTTTCGGTCATGGTGACCGTAATGCCTTCTTCCGAGTTGGCAGAGCCGTAACCGAGGTCAATTACCCCGGTCGGCCCGGTCATGGACGCGGTGACATCAATAAAGCTATATGTTGACATTTATCGCTCCTTAGCGAACCACATCGATGAGGACATCGGCGAAATGAACCGCGCCAGCCAGTTTTGTCGCAACCTGAATCACCGGCGCCTTACGCGCTTCACGATCTGCCTGCGCCTGAGTGCTCAGCGGGTTAGCGAACACGTAATAGCCCTTGGTCAGCGTGTCGCCTGGCTGCACCTGACCAACGGCACCGCCATTCCAAATGCCCGGAGCCACCAGACCGTTATTCACGGCCTGATCCATCGACTGCTCGACGTTAGTCAGCAACCGCGTCACGCCCGCCTCGGTCTGAGGGATCTTGGTGGTTGAGGTATACAGCAGATTCCAGAGGTTGTTCTGAACGTAGTTTTGTAGCCAGTCGAGACCGTGACGCTCGTCGAAGAAGTCGCCGTTCGACATCACGCCTTCCTGGATGATGGCGGTGTCGTTGGCGTAACGCACGAACACGTTACAGTTCTTGGCCTTCAGTGTGTCGGCCTGCTGCGCGGTGATCGTTTCGGCGGTAACCCCCGGCTCCTGTTTGAACTTCAGGGTGATAGTGGTGTTATTGCCGAGGAAGTTCACGGTGAACGCGCGCCCGAACGCCGACGCCGCAGCATACGGCACCTGACTGTACTGGCAGAACACCCGACCATAGCCCGCAACTTTCAGCTTGCTGGCAATGTCAGTTGCATCGGTGGCGCTCAATACTTTCGAGTCTGCCGTGGTGACACCGTACACGCGGGAATCGCTTGCAGAGCCAATCAGCGCAGCAACGTCGAGATGATCCTGGTCCGTCATCGTCTTATCAGCGATAACCAGTCCGTACCAGTCAGCAGAGTAATTCAGCGCGGCAGACACGGATGGCGTAGCAGAACCAGACTGTGCCGCAGTACCGTTAACAGCTACCGGCTTGCTGCCTGCGTCGATACCCATTAGCGGAGCCAGGTCAGTACCTGCACCAGCAGCAGTAGGAATGCCCACAACCGAGGTGGCCCCGGTTGATGACGAGGTGATCACGAAATGTGATGTGACTGCATTCCAGGTCACGACGGCACTGGTCAGCTTGGTGGTGATTGCCGTTGCAACCTGCTCAAGTGTGGTAACCGAGGATAAGTCGATCGCAGTGATGTTCCTGGCGGTGCCGTCAATCGTGATAGTCAGCGCACCATCTGTGACAGCGCTGAAATTGTCCACTCGTTGCTCGCTGGCATTCAGTTTGGCCCCGGTAAGCGTGCCAGCAGTGGCAGGGATAGCCGTCTTGTCCATTTTGCCGATATACAAATTGAGCGGCTGCGGGGACTGCTGGAAGTAAAGGTTTGCGGCCTTGTACTCCTCCGAGGTGGTGCCGAAGTCAGCGGCCACGCTTTCGATGTCGTTGTACAGGCGCATGACTTCTGGTGCGGTAATGACGCCTGACGTCCCAAGGATAAGCAGAGCGCCGAAGTCGCGCCCCTGCGCCGCCCTGAGCGCGAGCGAAACCTGCACGCGCACAACGCGTGATACAGATAAGCCGTTAGGCATAGGTTAATCTCCGAAAAATTCTACAGGAACTGAGAGGAACGATTTGATGCCGTATTCGCGGACAACCTTGCGGCGCAACGTTACGGACAGGTCATAGCGGCGCTGCCACAGGTTGTTGATCAGCTCGGGCGCCGGAATGATGCGCCCAACCTCACCCAGAGTCAGTCCGACCCGGTTTAGCTCTGCGTTGTTCTGCGACACGAACAGGCCGCTGCGGAACGTCTTGGCGTAAGCCTGCCCGGCGGGCCCGTAAAAGCAGCAGAGCACCACCAGCGATTCGAATTGCCACTGGTAGTCGGTATCGTCGTCTTTGGTGACATCTGCCGGGTTAGCTTCATCCTGAAAATCGGTGATACCGAACCCACACCAGTTGGTGCCCAGCGGCGGGATAGCGGGCTGTGGGTCGGTGAATCGCGGCATAGCCATACCGTCAGGCAGACCAGAAACACCGCGAATCCACCGGCTCAGCTCACGTTCCAGCGCCTGGTCGTATTGCGGTACCGGATTGGTCGGCGGCAGGTAGCCAGGTTGCGTGGTGTCATTCAACTGGCGTACCTCCGTCGAACTCCATCAGCTCACAGTGCGCCTGAACGAAGCCAGCGCCGTACGAGGTGTACGGATCGACAAACGTGACGCGGTAGTGCCGTCCGTTGTAGAGCACCACGTCGGCATCCAGAGATGTCTTTCCCTGGGTTAAGCGGAAAGTGGTGACCACCAGAATTGCGCCGCCGATAGACTGCCCGGCAGCCATGCGTCTGGCTTCCAGCGAACGATCCACCGTCACCACGCCGTTGAAGTGGATCTCTTCTTTGGTGTTGGTCGCGAATCCGTCAGCGTCTTTCGCCTGGTGGTTGCGGGTGCAGACCAGCGTGTAATCGCAGAAATCAGGATCCGACAACACCTCAGTGACATCGAGAAAAGGCATTATTTTTTACCTCTCACAACGAAGGTGATCGAGCGAAGCAGGTAACCGTGGTCATACAGCGGCTTAATCCCTGCAAACCCGCGCTCTCTGCGTTTCTGGATGGTTAAATCAGATATTGGAGCCAGCCGGTCCCCGTCCGTAATAACGCGCTTCGCGGCATCGGACGCCAGCTGCCCGGCGCCCGTGAGTTCACGCTCCGCAGCGGTGAAGTTACCATCCAGCGCGTGACCAGCACCCGCCTTGAGATGCTCAGCGGTTACCTTTGCCGAATCCTCAATACCGATGTCCAGAAACGGGCGCGGCGGCAAGGTTACTTCCTGCCCGCCAAGCCGGACCGTAGCCCCGGTGGATTGCAGATAGGCGATCTCGGCGTTGTTGAGCTCTTCCCCGTCTTCACGTGTCGCGTTGGATTCAGGGATGCCCACCAGCACATCCATCTTCGATAGCCTGTCGAGACCAGCCAGCACCGAGGCGGCATTATCCGCCCTGATTTTCACGCCGCTCATAACAGCTGACGCCCACCAGCGCCGAACATCGACCACCACCAGAAAAACTCCTGGCCGTATCCGGTTTTGTTCCAGAATCCGGCGTCGGGGTTGATGGTGCCCGAGTTGTCATAACTGACGCTGACCTTATCGACAGATTTCGACGACGCTACGCCGCTGCCACCGCTACTGACAAAGCCGCCCGATGCGCCCGCCAGCGCGCGACCGCGCAGCTCAACATAATGCGCAGTGAACAGCTCAGCCAGATAAACGAACTGATCTCCCTGCACGTCCTGATTGAGGATCACATCAGCCTGGCCGAGATAGAAATTTACCGAGGGGTCTGGATAGCGGGTGGTGCTGGCGAACTCAGGGAAGTCGGTGCGGAACTGGTCACTTGTTGGCAGAAGGCTGTTTTTTGGCATTGCCAGCCTCCTGTGATGCAAGCTTCTCAGTCAGCTCATCCAGCTGCTGTTGCAGGCCGGTGATGG